TCCAGTTTTTGATCGCAAAAAGGTTCGAATTGCAGCTGCGTAATCTTTATAAGATTTTCCTTTTGAGGCACAGTAATCGTTTACTTCCTCAATAATAGAATCAATAAATTCTTTTGAATGCTTTTCGCAAAGAGATTCATATTCTTCTTTTTTAATTTTTACATGAGAACCAAAACAGCTATATATATATTCTTCTTTATTCTTCTTTTCTTTCTCTTTTCTTTTAAATGTACCGCCTGGCGGTAAACCCCTATACCGCTCTTCGGTAAACCCCTTTACCGCCTGTCGGTAAACGTCGCATTTAGGTGTAACAATCTTAAGATGATAAGTATTTACCTCATTGTTTAAATTTCTTACTCCAGAAACCTTGAAAATGAGATCTTTTTTTATCAGTTCTTCGATAGCCTTTTGTACTGTGGATCTTGCGACTTTAGTCTCTAAGTGAATTTCTTTATAAGATATTCCTGTATCTCGTCTATTCCATCCCATCGTATGTCTGCATATGCATAAAAGCACTTTAAATGTTGGATGTGACAACTTTTTCATCCAATAATCAAAAATGACATTAGGTATCATTGTGAAATTTGGGGCAGGAATTAAATTATTTTCTGTATCTTGTTGTAAATTATCCGATTGGATAGTATCTTTAGGCATATTGCATCTCCTTATGTTTGTGCAATAAAATTAAGACGCTAATCGTTATAGCGTTTATATTCTTTTGGCCCTCGCCGGCAAGCGGGGGTCGTCTTTTTTAAAGATTTGTCTAGTATAAACAAGTGAATATTAAAGTCATGTATTAAATAATATTTTAACTGTTTGGGATTTCCGAATAGTTGAATATAAAACCTCTTAGCTTTTGCCTTGAGGGAAAGTTAACTGATCCATAAATTTCATTTTGTGAAATTAACAGTTACTTTTTGATATAAGTACGCAAGAAATAAACCAATTGTTTAAACGTACTTATTTAAAATACACGCTCTACTTCAAAAAAGACAGGGAGCCTTAAAAAGTAGAGCGCATAAAACAACCGTTCATCAATGAACGAAATACTCCCATGTGAGGAGGAATATTTCTTTTATTCTAAGTCTCTTTTGAATTTTTTTCCAGCCATTTTTGATATCCTGCTATAAATCTATCACTGCAACAATTCTCAACCGGATTTTGCGAAGTAGATAAAGCTTTTCTAAAATGAGGTTGCTTCAAATATTCAAAAACAGAGCTTAAATTTTCTAGCCCAAGAGTTATGCAAACTTGAGATGCAATTTCTTCTACTTTATCATCTGTAATAAGTTGCGCTTTTTCTTTTTCCACAGCTTGTTTTGCTTTCTCTCCATCATCATCAGCTTCATCTTCTGTAACAACTCCTACAATTGCGCTATAGTTATATCTTCTAAGATAAGTAATGTAAGAACCAATAGCTTGGATGTCTTGTTTAGGAGGGTTTATTGCCATGTTAGATTCAATCCATTCACCAGAAGAATGTCCAAGCCTTGTTAAAAGAAAAAGCTGATTTTTTTCATCTGTGTAAGTTCTTTGCAAAACTGAAAGTCCATGTTTTGCTAAATAAGGCCTTGATGCTTTTACAACATGCTCTAATTTAGCATATTTACTTTTAAAAAATGGATTTGTAGCATCATTTACAGCAGCTTCCATTTCTGATTGAGCTTTTGCTAAAGCTTCAAGTAAAGCGCTTAATGTTTCTGTTTCATTTTTCATATACATTCTCTCCCGAATATAAATTTAACTCTTTCTTTTAAATAATTTGGATTGTCTTCTAAAATTTTATCAAGCCTTCCTTTCGCCTCTTTTTCGCAAATGCAAAGCTCCATCATAAGATCTGTAAGGCATTCTTCATATGCCATTTCGTAAAACTCTTTCATTTTCATTTATATGCCTTTTTAAGTGTTTAAAGGGTAAAAATAGACGTACACTTCGTATAACTTGTGACAAATATCCAAAAGCAAATCTGAAATTTCATATTCGTGCAATTTAGCTGGGGCACCTGAATCTTTTAATTGAAGCATAAAAGCCTTTCTTTCGACGTCTATTGAGTTTGTTTTAGCTAAAAGGTAGTACCACCCTAATTGAATTGCCCAAGCTCTATGAGATGGCGCGGAAGAAGTTTTAAAATCTATTATGTATTTGTCTTGCTCTCCTGGAATAGAAAAAACACCATCAATTTGCCCTGTTACCATTTTTGATTCATCATATAACCTTTGTTCTTGTGAATGATAAATCGGCTGTTTTTCTTCTTCCCATCTTATATAGCTGTTGAAATACTTTTTTTCTCTTTCGTTAAGTTCAGGAATAGGTAAACCTAAAGTGTTCATTTGTATTGCTTCATGAACATTAGTTCCTATGTTTGCTTTGTTTTTCAAAACTATTGGGTCAATTTCTGAAAAATCCTTCCACGGGTTTATAATTTGGCTAACTCTTATGTATCCTTTTTTTATATCCATTTTATTTACCTTTATGATATGTTACATGCTTGTAGTCTACATTTTAAATAATAATATTAAAAGGAAAATAATGAGCACAATTCAAGATTTAAGAAAATACATGGATAGAGAAAACATTACTGGAGAGATGTTTGCTAGAATTTGTAATTTGAACGTGAAAACAATTTATACATGTTTAAATGGCGGGAAAATAAGAGCTGACACAGCTAGAAAAATTCATGTTGGAACTCGAGGAGAAATAGACCTTGGCATCGAATATAAATCTAATAAATGGTATACACCCAAAGTGAGACCTTTTACAAAGAGAAAAATTTGTGCTAAGAAAACAAAGCAAACATGCGAGACGATTTAACTCAGTAGCTTGTTGGGCTATAGTCGATGAAAAAGAATCTTACTTTCGCTCAAAAAAAGAGCTGTCTTATGCAAGACATCTTGAGTTTATGAAAAAGATTGGAGAAATTAAAGATTTTGAGCATGAACCACAGACTTTTTATTTCGATGGTATTCGCCGGGGTGTTACTAATTACAAACCTGATTTTAAAGTTATTCGACTGGATGGCACTCATTTTTGGGTAGAAGTAAAAGGGTATATGGATGCTAAAAGCGCTACAAAAATAAAAAGGTTTAGAAAGTATTTTCCGAATGAAGAATTAGTAGTTGTTACGTAATATATTCAGTTATCACAACAATTCCTGCTCCACCTGCTCCACCTCCAGTTCCTCCTCCGCCTTGTGAACCTGATGCGCCACCTCCACCTCCTCCGGTATGTCCTGGATTTCCGACTGCATTTCCTTCAACTGCACCTCCTCCTATTCCAAACATAGATGTTCCTCCTTGCCCCGAACATCCTAATGGTTGGATAGATGTGCCAAAATAAAAAGTGTACAATCCTTTGCAACCTGGAATAGAAAAATCACCTCCAGAACCTCCATTCCCTCCATTCCCACCTAATATAAGAGCATCAGAGTTTCTTGAAGGTCCACCTGTACCACCATTTCCTCCTTTGCATGTAATTAAATTCCCAACTAATGTGTCGCCGCCAATTCCTCCATTTCCTCCACTAGTTCCGGCTGCTCCTGCTGCTCCTACAGTAATAGATTGACTTGTTCCTATGGAACTCGCATTATAAAATCCTCTTCTATATTCCCCAGAACCACCACCAGAACCTAGAGAGATGGTGTTAGCAGAATTACTTGCGCAACTTCCTCCGCCACCACCCGCCCCTTGAGCTTCTATGATACAATAAGACATTCCTGCTGTGGGCGTATAAGTTCCTGAAGCTGTAAATGTTTGAATATTTATAGAAGTAAATCCTAAAGATGAAATTGTTTGAAAACTAGGATTTGCAGAGCCGTTTGAAACTAAAACTTGGCCCGTGGTGCCTGGTGAAATAGATACAACTGTTTGGTTTTCTCCTGCAACTAAAACTCCGTATTGTGTTACTTCGGATGTAGAGATAACACCTAAGTCGGAAGTTACAATTCCATTTCCTGAGATATTTAAGGCGTTTGCGGGATTACCAGCCATTTTAAATCCTTGTAAAGTATTTAGAATTAAGTTATTACCCAGCTTCCTTGACATGCATTTATTCCAATCCATGCTGCACCAGATGTTCTATATACCAAAGTAATTGAATCACCTCTTGCACTACTTACGCAAGTGCCACCGGTTGCAGAAACAGCAGTACCTTGACGAATTACTTGCCCTGTGTTTGCTGTAATTGTAAGAGCGCCTGTTGCCCCATCATATGCAAAACTAATTGTATCCCCTTGAGAAGGTGATGCAGGAAGCGTCGCAGTTGCTGCCCCTGATACAAAGTAACCATGGCTTGCTGCAGCTGTAAAACTTGTACTTTCGTCAGACCATGTGACTGCAGTTGCACTAGAAGCAATTTCTATTGAACCAGCTCCGTTAGTAATAGTAATACCTGATCCAGCGGTTAGTGCTGCAGCTACTGGCGAAGCACCTGTAGAACCTACCAAAAGTTGACCGTTAGTTAAAGCAATAGAGCTAATGCCATTAGAAGCAGCTCCAACAAGAGCGCTATTTTGGGTAACAGTCACGGAAGAAAATGCAGATGTCCCGTTGAATCTAATAAGACCTGCGTTTGTAATATTAAAAGCATTAGCTGGAGTGCTCATATTAATTCCTTTATGTTAATCCCCAAACATTTTGAGGTGCATTTAATGTTAGCCATGTAGAAATACTTTCCATGTAAACTAGAGTTAAAGAAGACCCAGTTGATACAGAAGTAGAAACGCAAGCTCCTCCTTCTGTAGAAACAGCAGTTCCTATTTGTATAAATGTCGATGCAGGTGCTTGAATAGTGAAACTGTTAGTTGCATGAATGATAAAATACACAGTAGTGCCTTCAGCAGGGGATGTGGGTAAACTGCATATTACTGTTCCTGCAGAAATAAAATAACCTTGATTAGCAGATGCAGTAAAATTTGCATTTTTTTCGCTCCACACGACTTCTCCCGATCCAGCTGCTTGCCAAGAAGGCAGGGAAGAAACTCCATTGCTTGTAAGAACTAAACCGGCTGTAGATGGATTAACACCAGAAATTGAAGTAGATCTACCCACAAGAACAGAATAATCAGTTGATGGTAGAATAACTTTAGCAGTCAATTGATTTGTAGATGCATTAATGTCAATACTTGTACTGTCACCATAAATATTTATATTACCAGAACCATTTGGTACAACAGGGTTTGTTCCGCTATTACCGCTAAGCGTGTCTACTGCAGAAGTTGTTCCATTAGTCAAATTTAACCAAACAGCTTGTGTTACGCCACCAACTGATGTTAAATTAATTAAAATGTATTCTTTGCCTAATGTTGTATCTACCCATCTTTTTGAAATAGGATAATTTACATCACTAGATGTTGGTGCTCTGTTTGTAATGACTGTTATAAAAGCAGAAGTGGACGCCGAACCTGTACTTTGAGTGTAAGTTATGTTTGAAACAGGCTGTGTCAACTTAATAAAGCTCCACTAAAAAACGTTACAAAAGGAGAATTACCTCCAATAATACCTACTGTGTCTCCAGCTAAACCAGAAACTGTAATATGCACAGCTGCATTATCAGTAGCAGTCATCGGCGCAAGTGTTGAAAAAGATAAAAGCAGTTCTTGACCACTTCCTTTGCTATGCACAACTGGGTCTATTGAAACGCCTTTATAAGTTTTTTGCGTAGTAACTAAAAAAATCTCAAGTTTTTGTGCATTAGCTATTGTATTTCCTTGAAATGAAACAGATACGTTAAACAAATAAATGCCAGTGTTATCTGCTGTAAAAGAAGATGATGCAAGATTTGCGTTTTTATCTAAAAAAGTGCTATCAAACGCTACTTTATAATTTGTGCCATTTCCAGTAACGTTGTTTATGTTACTTACTAAATAAATTAAAAAAGACGTTTGCTGACCAAGAGTCATAACACCATTTGATGCCATGATTAAACTGTTATTTGGTCCTAGCCTGTTGTTTACCGAATTGTTCGTAGCCATTAAAATTTTACCTCCTTACATGCAGCGGTTAATTTAATCATCATTTTATCTTTAATGGTAAAATTATGCTTACAACAATTCATAAAATTTTGATTTTATTGCAGGGGAAAAATTCCCCCGCAAACCTTAACAATTAATCAATATAACTTAAGTTTCCAACAGAGCTTAATACAACCCATGTAGAGTTAGCTACTGCACAAACCATTCTAATAGAGTCTGTGTTTCCTGTAGATGATAGAGCACCTGCAGTGCTATCAGCAGTAACAATTGAACCATATTGAATTGTTTGTTGAGCACCTGTTGTTACAGACCAACCTGAACCTCCAGCAAGACCAGAAATTTCAATGATTGAACCAACTGGAGAAGTTGCAGGAAGTGTGTAAGCAACACCACCTGATGCAGCATTAGAAATATATCCATTGTCATTTGCTAAAGATTGTGTTGCTCCAGAAACAACAGACCATGGAATGTCTGCAACTGGTACAGCTTGGAATGATGGAACTGCGCTATCACCGTTAGATGTAAGCACATAACCAGCTGTTGATAGACCTGTAGAAGCAGACTGAAATGCTCCTGTTGAAGTTGTACCTGCAAGAACAGGCGCATAAGCTGTAAAGCTTGTAGCACCAGTACCGCCCCCTGCAACCACCACTGTCCCGAAAACTGGGTCAGCAGAAGATCCTTGAGAAATAAGTGCAACACCAGACGTTGCTGATGGAGCAAGAGCGCTTACGTTATTATTTGCAGCGCCGATTACAACATAATGTTGTGACAATGATGGAGCTGAGAATAAACCTGCTCCGTTGTAGTATGCAAGACCTTGGTCTCTTAAATTAATGGCATTTTGCGTAGCTATATTTACTTTTCCTTTAGGAGGGTACACCTCCTTTTTTATATTTTTAAACTATAGAAACATTTCCTATACTTCCATAACACGTCCAAAGAGTGTTTGGGGTTCTACAAACAAGTAAAAGTGAATCTCCTTGAAATAAAGAAGAAATATATCCACTTACACCTAGAGTAGTTGTTGCATTTCCCATTCGAATTTGTTGGTTTGCTCTTTGTGCAATTCTAAAACTTGTTGAGCCATCCAAAATAATAGCTAGTTGATCGCCTGCAATTGAAGTTTCGGGAAGAGTAAGTACTAAATCAGTTCCACCAACACAAATGTATCCGTTTTTATTTGCTAAACTTTGATCCGTAGAAACAAGATTCCAAGCAAATCCAGTAGCAGTACTGTTGATTGTTAATGTATATGAACCAGCATTACCAAAAGTACTAATTCCTGGTCCGCCATAAATGTTTACAGCACCAGTAATAGGGTTTGGAGGAACAGAAACCGCATTATCTGCTTTTACTAAAGTAACTGCACCTTCTGCGGGTCCATTTGCTTCAGAATATACACCACCTTGACTCATGTTTCTCCCTTATGATGCGTACCAATATGACATATAAACAGAACCAACCGTTGGAAATGTAGTCGTAGGAGCTTTTACATATAATCCATCACCTGAAGGTAAAGCAGCAGTATTAGGTGTTCCTTTGTTTGTTGCAAAATCAACTAATAAGAATCCATTAGGTGGTAATACAAAATTGTTGTCAGCTCCGTTCATAGAAAAAAACAAAAGTTGATCTGTAAAATTTTGAGCTAAAAAAATACGAGCAGGTTGCTCACAAACACCAACTAAAAAATATTCCTCATCAGTGATGCTTGCAAAAGATGCTTCTGAAAGTGGTGCCGGTACTAATTTGGCGCCTTCCATGTACCCCCCAAAATTTCGAATCGTTATACAATAGAATTTACAGTATTAAAAATTTTATTGCTATCTAATAAAAAATTGAATCGTTGCAAATTATTTTTTTTAATTTAACTTTTGCATTTTTTTAAACTGAGTGAATTTTTAAAAAAATAAATTAAACATAAAATAAAGATTACCAATTGTTTAAGAATTGTTATTGTGCTATATTTCTAGCATAAATAGGAGGTAAGATGAATTCAAATTTAGATATTGTAATAGCCATAGTAGGTTCTTCAATAGGTCTTATGGTTGGTGTAATTGGGCTCTTTTTATGGATAAGATCTGAAGCTAATTCAGACAGAAGATTTTTTCAAAATAGCCAAGAAAACGATAGAAGGGAAATTTATAGATTAGAAAAAAGGCTCGAGAAGCTTTTAAAAAATAGGAAATAGAAATGTTCATACAAAAATGGGACTTAATTTGTTTGTTTTTATTAACTACCTATCCTGTAGTTGATAAAATGTTTATATCTCTTCAAAGGAAATTAAAAAAAATGGAAAAATTTTGTGAAAGAGGAGAAAATATGTGCAATGAGTATATTAAAAAACATAAAACTAAGTAGCAACTTTTAGATAATTCCAACCAGGATTTGATGCTATTGCTTCTATTCTTTTAGCCCTTGCAGGACCATATTTTTTCTTTAATTCTTTTCTATAAATCATTTTTTGATAATCTTGCATTTTTGAGAATTTAATGGCTTCATCTCTATCCACTTTAATATTAAATATCCATTTACCGGTATATGCTCCGGTTCCTCCTCCTAAAGCAAATTTATACAATTTATGTATAAATCTTAATGTAGAATTTAATTTTCTATTATATTTTTTCCCTTGTTTAAAAATTTTACCGATCATTTTTGCCCAATTCATATAAGCTTTTTCCTGTTCTTTATTTCCAGGTTCAGGTTTTTCGGATCTAAATTTAGGCCCATCTTTTTTCATTTTTTCATCGTAAAATTTTTTAAATTTCTCTTCTTTTTCAAAATCGGAACCTTTTCCAGACAATATCTCATCAGCTTTCAAAATAGTTTCATCTATTTGATCATTCATCTTTTTTGCTTCTTCTTTTCCATATAAAGCTTCTTGAGCTTTTTCTATATTTTCAGGAGATGGATCTTTAATTGCTTTATTTACAATTTCTTGTAATTTTTTGTCCGGCTGTAATTTTCCTTTTAATTTTTCTTTTCTTGCAACAGACTTTCCTAAGTCTTGAAGAGCTTTTCTTCTTAAATGAAGTTTTAAATTATTTTTATTCTGTTCCAATAATTTTTCAGCAACATCAATAGCCTTGTCTAATTGCCCTTTTTTTTCTAAAGGAGTAGTCATTTTTTTTTGTTTAAGTTGCTTTAATTTATTTTCATATGCTTGTATTCTAGAATTAAGCAATCTAGTTTGAGTGTCTTCAGGCAACATTTCTGTTCCTGGGATTACTCTTTTCTTTTTAAGTCCTTCAAATTCTTGAGCTCTTTTATCAGGCCTAACAATCTCTTCTGGTGCTCTTGTTGCAATTTTATGTTCTAAATTCTCAACATCATTAAAAGATTCTAATTCAAGCTCTCTATTTGATTTATAAGGCATCGCAGTATTTTTTTGATATTGAAGACCTTTTACAACTTCATGAGCTTCCTCAGTCATATATCTCAATCTATCAATAACATTTTTTACATGCTCTAAAGATTCAACAGGTGCCCTCATTTTTAACATATAAGATAAATTGTCTTTGGCTTTATTAAGTTCTTTTGAAAAAGATGTGTATCGATTAATAGCTTGAGGAAGATCCCTTTTTGCTTCATCTATAATCATTTTTTCTCTAGCAACGGTAGCTGCCTGTTTATTTTTAGGCTTATCTCTTTCTGCGATTCGAGCATCTTCAGCCGCAACTTCTTCTTTAATATATTTAGTTCTTTTGTAATATTGCAATTGATCTTGAAGAATTTGAGAACGCCTTGCTATATTTTTTAAATCAGATTCAGCAAATATTCTTGAAATAGTTTCATTTAAAACTGAAGGGGATAATTTTTTTACTTCATTCCAAACTTTAGTAAATTCAGCAACTGCACCTGGATCACCTTTTTGAAGAGCATCCATAGGGACGCCAGCTTGTTCAGCTCTTTGTAATGTATAAGATAACAAAGCTTCTGAAGGTTTTGCAGATTCCGAAGAAAGTCCTTTAACTTTTAATTTAGATGCAACTTTCCAAATAGGAGATAATATTTTTTGTAATCCTTCAAATGCACCTTGGGCAACAGCACCTACTAAAAAATGCTTGCCAACATCATCAGTATTAATTTCGCCTTTATTTAAAGAATCTTTTATTGATTCATAACCAGAATAAGCAGCTCCAGACGCAAACATACGTCCTAATAATTTTTTACCTATCCCAAATTTACCAAGAGTTCCACCTACTAATTTATATGTTTGTGATATATTAGGAAGAGAACCAATAGCCGTTCCTACTTGTCTGTATCCTTCACCAACATTTGCTTGTTTTCTATATTCTTCAGACAATTCAGGCATAAATTTTCTAAGAAAAGGTTCAGATCCACCAAAAGTAATGGCTTGAAGTGCATTGGCTCCTCCAACAATAAAACCTAACCTGTCTTTATATGTAGATTGTTCTTTTTTAGAAAGTTGTGATACTTGTTCAGGAGATAACCGAAGCAAATCGTTATAAGAAAGATCTAATACTTTCTTTTTAGGATCAAAATTTTCAACACCTTTTCCTACTATTTTTTGAGCTTCTGAACTTAAAGAAGATTTTTTTTCCTGTAATTGATTAGAAAATTCATTAAAATCTGGCAAATTGAAATTTTGTAACCTTCCTTCTTGAAGATCATTTAAAGCTTTAAAAGTCGCCTCATTATCATCTAATCCTAGATCTCTATATTCATTTGCTTTTAAGTAAAGTTTTTGAGCATCTTCATTTGACGGTTGTAATTTACTAAATCCTAAAATAGATTTAATAGTTGGGAGTAAATTCTTTCTTTCAGAAGGTTTAATTTGATTTATAGATTCTGCAAATTGTTGGCCACCCTGAGCAAAAGCAACTCCTAACTTTTCTTTAAAAGAAGGCTTTCTATTCTGTTTAAGGATTTCAACCATAACTTCTCCTAAATTACATAAATGCTCTTCCGGCTGCTGCCCCTATTGAGCCACCTATTTGAGCTCCTGGAAACCCTCCAAAAAATCCACCAGCTGCAGCTCCTAATAAAGGTAATCCACCTCCTAGTATGCTTTCAAAAAAAGACTTAGGATTTTGTTTTTCTAATAAATAATTATCATACGGTTTTTGACCAAGCAATTGATTTCCCATTCCCATTAAATCACGCAAAGCTTGTTGCTGTATTCCCATTCTTTGTGATTGCAATTGAGATGCAAAATATTGCGTCGCTTGGTTTGCTGTATTTTGAAAACCACTTGATTTACGGCTTCCTAATCCCATGCCTGAAAATCTTGAGGCAAGACCTCCCTGAAGACCTTGGAATTGTCTCATAGCCGGTGCTTCTAATTGAGAAAATTGAGATTGATCTCCTGCTGCAAGTTTACCTAAAAAACTATCTGGTCCTAATTGTCCAAACATGCTTTGAAATAATTGCATTTGTTCTGGTGTAAAATTAGGAAGTTTTACCTGGTTATAACCGGTTCCTTTTAAAGAATTAGATTTGCCATACCCCATAGTATTATTTAATGGAAAAGACATTAAAACCTCTCTTTTTTCTTATAGTAACATGGTAAAGGTATTTTTTAAATAAAGCAAAAAAGATAGTTAAGATTTTAAATATTGTATGAAAGAACAGAAAAGTAACCAAAAATCAAATCGATTGGTTAGAACAAAGTTAATTTTTTATGGTACAGACAACCATTCTAAGACAATCCATCCTGAGGTAACAGTTGGTGGAGATCCTCCGCCAGCTGTTAATACTATATTAGTAGGTGTAATATATACATTTACTTGATTAGTTGCAGAACTTACATCTACATATGGCAACGGATACCAATTAGTTCCATTTGTAAAGGTTCCGTAAATTCTAGTAAATCCTGCAATTTTATTTAAATCAATTCCGTGAGCTATGTTTCCTGCTGCTGAAAATGTATAAAGTTGTCTTAACGTCTGTTGTTTTTTGGATGACCCTTGTAGATACCAAGCTTCTCCTGTGGTAACAGAGTTTGATAAAGCATAAATGCCAATCGTTCTATTATTTACCGAACTTGCTATATCAATATAAGCTTTGTCAATCTGTACAGACAATTCTTTTATATCATCATGCGGAAAGTCACGTTGCTGACGGAGATATGGACTTTTTTGTATAGGGTTAGACATATATTAAAAGTTTTAATATAACTTTAAATTGTAACAAAAAGGTTTGCAATGAAAAAGTCATTTAAAAAAAAGTCCGATAAGCAAATGAAGAGTTTTAAAAACATGAATGACATGCATGAGCCAAAATCAAACATGAAAGCTCATAAAATGGATAAAAAGGTTTATAAAGCAGCTGCTAGATCAAGATAACATCGCAGAGGGAGAGACTGTCGCTTGTATTGCATGACATGAGATTTCAGCTTGTGCTAAATATGGGTCTTTCATTTGCGATTCACTTAAAGTTACACCAATTTGAAATGTATCTCCCAAAAGACTTGTATTCATCCTATGCCATATTTGCTGTTGATTTTTTGCAGTAGGCATTTGAAGATTTGTATTTGCAGGAGTTAATCCTAAATTAGTGCTTTCTGGGCATGTGTAAACTATTTGAGAATAAATTAAACCATTCGGGTCATCTGCAATTTCAGGATTATTCCAAGCATCAGCGTCGTTTTGATTCAAATAAATATTTATTGTTACTTGCCCACTCTGAGTGAAGTCAAATAAGTATTTTTGAGATTGCAATCTAACTTTTTTGCCTTGATCCCAGTAAGGATTAAATTGTTTTGTTCTAAAATCAGGAACGCTTAATCTAGAAAATGTACCAAGACCCATGTAAGCAGTACTTATTGTGCCTCCACTTGAGTAAGCAGTAAATGTTGTCGAATTAACATTTAATGTAATTGTTGTAGAAGTTGCTGCGTCAACTCTGTAAGTGTTTCCATTTAATTGAACCATTCCTACGACACCAGATATTGTCACATAATCGCCTACTTGAAACGTGTTGCTTGTAGTTACAACGCATGGATTTGCTTGTGTAATACCTGTGATGGAAGATTGTTTTGTTACAGGTAATGTATCTATTTTAAATGTGTTTCTATCTATAACTTCGTCTACTTGAACTATTGTACCATTTAATGAAGTAATCCCTAAACAGCCTGTAATATATAGATAGTCATCAGCTTCGACGCAATGATCGGTTGAAGAAACAATTAATCCATTAATTGATAAAATGGTTCCTGAAGGTGCTTCATTCGTTGATTCTTCATCTTTTATAAGTACATACCCTTGAGCATTTCCTGCAATTATACTGGCAAAATTTGCATAAGTTACACCTGAATCCCAAGTTGTGTTCCAATCGTCCCACGTAGGATAAGGAATTGTATCCCAAGTAAAACCAACAGATGATCTATAGCTTCCTTGACATGTATAACTTTCTTTAAAAATAGCCCATGTCCCTTCTCGATAATTGTAAAAAAAAGTTCGGTTTGGAAAAATTAAATTATCACTTCCTTGTGAAGCACCTGTTGGATAAGTAAATGTGATCCATTCTCTATAAAAATCTCTAATAGCATTTACTCTTGCAGCCCCATTATCAATTTGTTGAATTTGAAATACTTGATCAGGAATCTCTAAATCAATTCTTTGCGTGTTTTGTTGATCTGTTTTTACAATACCATATGGGCCTACAGTTAAAGCTCCTGCATCCATAGTAATGCTTGCAAAAGTAGAAAAAGCGCCGTATTCAAAGTTAATACCAAAAAAAAGAAAAGGATTTATGTCATCGCCTGTGTATACAAATCTTGTTTGTGTAGAAGTAAATCCTATTAAAAGAACATCTTGGTTAAAATCTAAAGTTACTATGTTTTGATCAAGACCACTAGAAAGGTATCCGCCTAATCCTGTTTGATCAACATAGTAAGATTTTATATCATACGTTTGGTTAAATGGAGTAAGTTTGTTGTAATATGGAGTTCCATTCCAGCTCCAAATAACAGTATCTCTTAACTGAATTGCATTTCCGCCAACAGCTTGTATGTATGGACTAAAAAATAACAACCTATCTTTGAAAGCATAAATCATTAATGCTCCCACTAAATAATATCTTTCTTGAGGGAGATTGTTAATAGAAACAACAGTATTACTTAAAGGAGGAGCAAAATTTACCCATCCTTTAGAACCGGATGTAGGTAAACCTGTACCATCTGTTGGATCACCATCGTACCATTTTATCCCATCGTCTAAATATGACTCATTGGTTAACATTTGTACTATTCCATTCCCTGAAAAAGTAACATTTTCAGGAGCGCCTTCATCATCAGTAAATGTAACAACATAGTTTCCATTTGCAGCATCGGAATTAGTTGAAACAACTCCTGTCAATCCATTAGATGAACCAGATGGCCATTCATTAAAAAACAAATAGTCTCCCACTAAAAGCTTAGTAAAATTAGCTCCACCAGATTTAAAATTAAATGTAACTTCATTACTACTAGAACCAGACGTGTAAGTACCATTTAAGTAATGAAAGCCAGGATTTCCATTTGTTGCCCATAAAGCACCAGAATAATTAGTTGTCCAAAACTGCTCAAAATCTTGCCCAAACCATCTTGTTGGAAATTTTGAACTCTTGTAATAACTTGTGTTATAAAAAAATTTACCTGCATCTAAAAATTGATATGATTTTTCTGTATCAAATGCAAGAAGTAAAGGATATAAAGATGTTTGGCTTAAAAAGTTTTTTAATCCCATAACAGGGCGTGAGGGAAAAATAGAAAAATTACCAGTTACTACATTTGAAGCACCATTTGCTATTTGTATCATTCCAGATGTGTAATTTATAACACCAGTTCCACCTAAATTACCAATGAGTGTTCCGTTTTGAGGAAATGGGTCTGTGTAAACTTGACCAGAAATTACTAATAAAATAGTTCCAGCTGCTAAGGTTGTATTTGCAATGGTAGCAGTTCCACCGCCTGTGTAAGCTGGCATAGAAGTAGAATTTAAATCTAAAGTAATTGTTGTATCAGTAACTGCTAAGACTCTGTAAAAGTTACCATTAACATTAACCATTCCCCTTACATTATCTATTTTAACTAAATCTTGGGGTGAGATAATCCCCCCTCTAATAGTTGCAACTGCTGGGTTTGCTTGTGTAATGTTTGTAATGATTGATCCTAAAAGATTGGCTTCACCATTTAATAGAGTTATTTCGTTGTCTTGCCAAACTTCTGGTGTAGTTGCAACCAATTCACTTTGTATTTGCAATCTACCTAAATAAGTAGTTCCTCTTTTTCTTTTTACTCTTCCTCTCCATGAATAAGCATTTGTCATTAAAGGAAAAGCGTCATTATCAATATTAAAAGCTGTACGATTATTTACCTGACCTTTAGTAACATTTCCTACATATAGAGTATCTGGCATCTTTAAGCCTGTAAAATTAATATTTGATAAGTTCCATTGTTATTACCAAGAAATGTAATTTGAGACGAAGTAAGAGTGTAATCTGGATCGCCCGATCCGCTTACTCTGGCCCCTGCAAATAAAACAATAGCATTATTATTTGATGTTGATGAAGCTAATGGAGAATTAGCAAAAGTAATTGTTACAGTACTTGCTGAACTAGGTGGTGTATTAACAGAAGCAATACTGTCTATGTTAAAACCATTACCTGGTTGAAAAGATGGATTAGATGTATTTGGTACTGTAAATATGCAAAATACTTTTATTGCATTTAACAAAAAATTAGATTGAGAGTTTTTAAAAAATAGTTGTGAAACACCTGCAGTTGTTGCAGTACCATTTGCTGAATAAATAATTGATGCAGTTCCAGTTACAGAACTTGGAGAATTAGCAGCTGGAAATGTTATTTGTTTATGCCATCCACCATTTGTTTGATTGTCAAAAGAGTAGTGATCAACATTTAAAATGCCTTGAGTAGAGTTAAAATTAGATTGCATTAATGGTCTGTCATTTCCTGGATAATGAGTACCAATTGGAATTGTGGGGTCATATGTAAAACTTGGCATAAAATCTCCTAATTATTTGTTGTGCCAAAATTGTTCAAGCCACCTTGACCGCCAATTCCTTGACTATATATGGTTGGTGTTCGCGTCGCGGTAAATTGCCTTTGGCTGCGTTTCCATACAAGATTTTCTTGTTCTTTAAACAAGGGCTCATAAAACATAAATTGATCAATATCTCCGGTATCTGCAAGTATTTTTCTTGCGGCCCCTCTTGCTAAGTATTCTGACATGTAACTATAAGAAATTGCATTTTCACTACTTAAAAAAGCAGCAGGTGTTAGATAAGCTCCAAGTTCTACAAGATACTGAGTATTTGGAGGAGGTCTTACAGTAATTGTGTTATTGTAAAACAAAATAGATCTTGGTATGCCTTGTTGATAAAAATAGCATTGAGCTTGAATTGGAGAATTAGCTAATGGAGGCTCTGGAAACGTAACATTTACTACACCTGTTTCATAATTTACTGTATTTGTGGTTAAGTCATATGAACCAAGAGAACTATTTCCAAAAGGTGCAGGCCCTGTTTCTAAAAGTAAACCATATAAACTTCCATTAGTATTTCCTGATAAAAATTGACCACTATCAGTTATTACAACATTTGACCCATTTACAGATGTGTATGTAAGATAAACGCCTGCATACACGCTAGTTGTTGGTATTGTAGTTATTAATTCATTTGTAAAAATAGGATCAGTTAGGCTACCACTTGCAATTATACCAGACATATCAACATGACCTGGTATTGCGGGGTAAAATGGAAGATTAAATTGAAAAGTTTGCGTAGTTCCATCACCTGTTGCAACGTTTGCTAAAGGCTGAATGTAATTTGGCCATAAGTTCCAATAAGTCTCTCTTTGGGTATTAAATTGGACTTGTATGCCATTTACAAAACATGGAGCAAAAAAACCTTGATATACGGGATAAGGTGCAATATTTTGATTACCTGGTTGTACTTGAGCGCTATAAAGAGGCATATTATAGCGATCAATTCCTGGAGTTGTCTGAAATCTGTATTGCGTTTTTAAATCAAATAATTGTAACCTAGAATCTAACTCATTGATGTAAAATCTATTTACATAATCTATTAACAGATTGTCTGTTATAGTAGAATTTGAAGGTTGTTTTATGATCCTTCTTATGTAAGTTAAAATATCTGATAAAAAATTAATATTACACCTACATTAATTAAAACCCTGAATTACCAAAGTTAGAACGTTTTTCTTTAACAGGATATGCATCAAGCCTTTGAACTGTGCTGTCTGCTACCATAGTTCCGTAATATGTACCATGTCCATCAGATGAATGTGGCCTATCTTGCATAACTAGTCTGTGATATTTTTTTCTTGCAATTTGCTCTGCAACATAACGAGGAGCCCAAACAGGTTTGTTAGTTGGAATTTTCCAAAATTCTGCACCAACACCTCCAAAAGGATGTGTCCAAAACTCTAAAGTTTCTCCAATAATTTCTTTATTTTCTGCAATAAATTGGACGTATTCTTTTTGAAAATTCCATTCATCTCTAAAATTTTCATTAAATTTTTGCCTATCTGCAATTGTTTTATCTGGCTTAATGTAAATGTCTTTGGAATTTTTAATTTCTTTAGAAGAAAGTTTTGTTTGTTTTTCCTCTTCTTTTAAAGGAGCTTCATTCATTCGATCTAAAGTCATCGATTTGACTTCTTCATCAAATTTATTAAACTTTTCTTCTAGTTTTTTAATTTCTTTTTCTTTTTCTGACATAACCTTTCCGTATTTTTTAAATTATTGTATTGAAACATAATCATGCAAAAGAGCTCTCCAGTAAATCACGTCATTCGCGTCAAAAAGTGATTTACTCATGATAAACCCTTGAGAAGAGTTATTTACAAAAGCAGAATTTATTCCAGGTCCATTAACAGTTGCTAACCCATTAACCATCGGTGATGGATATAAATCGCCACCTAAATAAGGAGAGCCACCATTATTAATATCACCAACTGCAACTAATTGAGGAAAAGATAGACCAGCTATTGGAGTTACTGGAGGATTGCTATTAAACGCAGTGGCAGATGATGAATTTAAGCTTAATACGACTGTTCTTGAATCAGTAACACTTTTTACATAACTGTAAACTGGAGATCCTGGAACAACAGAATTTGGCAATGAATTTAATTGTATAGAACCCCATTGTCTCGGAATTCTAAGAGCCACTTCTGCCCCAACAGATAAATTGTGAGCAGCAGTTGTACTTACAGTTGTTGTACTTCCTGTTGTAATAGCATTAATAATAGAAATACCTGGAGCATACAAAAATGGATACAAAACTTTTTTAACAGTTGCACTTGCAGGTGTGGACAAAGCTGTGTAATTAGATTGGTTTGTATTCCAAGGAATTGTAAAAGTATTTGTATCAGCTGCTACTATTTGAAATGGCATTCCACAAATCTGAGGCATACCTGTTGTACTGCTTTGATATAAATCTTGGAAAACAACTACATCGCCTACATTAAATCCATGGCCGTTAGATGTAACAACTGCTTGTGCAGCTTTTGTCATTCCACTAATAGACAATGCTGGACCATATTGCAAAGATAATCCACCAGAAAATGTAGAAAAACCAGCAGTAGTAGAAGCTATAGCTTGCAAAGCATTTGTTCCTGACGCTGATATTTCATAAACTGATTGTTTTTGACCCATTTCAGGAAACCAAAATAAAAATGGTTTTACACCTGCATCTGTTAAGGCGTCTGCAGCTGCCGTGTAATTAATAACTTCTATATAATCAGGAATAAACGGCAAAGCAACTACTGCGTCGGTCGCACCTGCTGTAAATTTTCCTCTTGCTAATCTTGAATATTCTGCCATGCGTAAACTCCTATTAAATTTTTATTCTTCGCCTTCAAAATCATGAAGTACAGCTTCCCAATATAAAACATCGTTTGCACTAAAAGCGTTTTTTGAAAAAAGCATTCCTTGAACTAATCTGTTTTTAAAAGACCCTTCAATTGAAGGACCATTTAAAGTTGGTACACCATTAAAAAGAGGACCTGGATATGTATTTCCAACAGCATATGGATTATTTCCAGTATTTATATCACCAACACAAACAACTTGTGGGAAAGAAAGACCAATTGCATTTGAAACTGAAACGTTTGTGTTAAGTGAAGAAAAAAGAAGAGAATCGACATTTACTACAAATGATGTAAGTGATGGAATAGATTGAACAACTCCCGTTACATCATTAAATTCATATGCTGACCATTTTTCTGGAATTCTAAATTTAACTAAACTTCCTAATGATAAGTTATGAGGACCAGTACAAGAAACTAACGTAGTGCTTCCGTTTGTAATGTTTGATACAAATGAAACACCAGGCATAAATCCATTAGGGTACAAAACTTTAGAAACAGTGCCGCTTAAAGGAGTAGATAAAGCGGTATAATTTGATTGGTTTGTGTTCCAAGGAATTGTAAAAGTGTTTGCATCAGTCACCGTTACTTGAAAAGGAATACCACAAATTTGTGGCATGCCTGTCGAACTATCCTGGTACAGATCTTGAAAACTTACATAGTCTCCTGTAATAAATCCATGACTATTAGCTGTTACAACAGCAGGATTTGCTTTTGTAATTGCACTAACTTGTACTACAGGCCCGTATTGTAATGACAAACCTTCTTCAATAATATAAAAAACATTTGTTGATATTTGAGTTGTTAAAAGGTTCCCACCTGGCGCTGTGTATTTAGCTAATGCACTTCCTATTGGAAATTCTTTATGCCAATAATAAGAAACATCAATTGGGGCAACTGTTAAAGAGTTAACGTAACTTGTGTAATCTAAAATTTTTACGTAATCTGGGATAAATGGAAGTGGAATAAACAAATCTGTTGTGCCTGCTGTAATTTTCCCTCTTGCTGTTTTAGAATATTCTGACATTATTCACTCCCTAAGAAATATTTAAAAAACTTCCTAAAATGTAAGAAGTTAAATTTTTTGGATTACTGTTTATTGCTCCAGAATTTATATCGCCAATAGCAATAATTTGAGGCACGTTTGGTCGAGATGCTGAAATGAATGGCGAACATCCTAATGAATTTATTGAAAGAGTCACTTGATTTGTTTCCGGTATGTCAATCACATAACCTTCTAAGTTATTTAATTCCCTATCTCCATATCCAATAGGGATTAGCAATCTTATTAACTGTCCTATTACATAATTGTGATCTATAGATGTAGTAACAAGAGTTTCTTCACCGTTTACAATATTGGAAATGACAAATCTACTTGGTTTATAATACCATGGAGTAATTGGCGGGTTTGTTTGAGGAGGAACAGGTCCATAAAATATAGTAGACATAAAGTAATATTAAATAATTTATTACTTATTTACTAACAAAAAGAGGGCGGAAAAATTTCCACCCTCTAAATTTATTTATTTAATAGCTAAGATCGTAGTAATAAGCTTGCCATAACACAAAATCATTATTTAATCCTGCGTATTCTGAACCTATACTAAAACCGTACCTTGAATTATTTACAAAAGCACCGTTAATAGCTGGGCCGTTTTGTATTGATGCACCGTTTACAACAGGTGATGGATAAAGAAGACCTCCAGAATATTGGATACCCCCAGTATTTACATCTCCTACTGCAAGCATTTGTGGGAACGATAATCCATCAACGCTTGCAACTGCTACGTTGTTTGAAAACGCAGTAAAGTTGCTAGAATCGATGTTTACTATTACAGTATCTGCATCTACTACAGAAATGACATTACCATATAACGGACTTCCTGGAATAATTTGATTAGGAAGAGAGTTAAGCTCTACGGTTCCATATTCTTTTGGAATCCTAAAACATACTGTACTTCCGACAGACAAATTATGTGGCTGCGTTGTTGAAACTGTAGTTGTAGTTCCAAGAGTAATCGCATTAATAAACGATACTCCAGGTGAATACAAATACGGATACAAGACCTTTCTAAAAGAAGCATTTGCACCCGATAATCCACCAGTTGCAATTGCTGTGTAATTAGTTTGGTTTGTGTTCCATGGAATTGTAAAATTTAAACTATCAACTCTAGTAATTGTAAAAGGAATACCACAAATTTGCGGCATACCCGTTGATGAAGTTTGATACAATCCTTGAAAAATTACCACATCCCCACTTTGTAAACCATGTGCACTCGCACTTGCTACTTGAGTAGTAGTACCTTTTGTCATGGTAAAAACCCTACTTCCTATATTAACTGGCCCTAACGCAAGAGCTTGAGAAGCATCAAATGTGTTGATACCACCCGAGGTTACGTAATTTGTAGTTAAGGAAGTAGGAGTTGTTGACTGCATAATTTGAAGCATTACAGAGTCTTGAGGCAAATATGAATCCCAAAATCCACTTGCTGTAGTACCGGCGTTACCAGTAACATAAGTAGTTCTATTTTGAAACTCAATTCTTTGAGGCTTAAAAGGTAAACTAATTACCTTTGTCGCCCCATTTGCCACATAATACCCTCTAGCCATTTTTGAATACTCTGCCATATTATACCCCCAAGTTTGTTGCTCTTGTACATAGAAGGTTTCTAATAGCAGTGTCTTGTGTAATAGCTTGTGCTTGAGCAAATTTTACCGCAAGCGTAGCATTCTGAGCTAACATGCCAGAATAATACGGATCACGATAAATCAGCTGCATGCTGTATCCATCTTGGTTAATGTGAGTTAAAGCTTGCTTACCAAGGACAGTATTGTAATACACGTCATTGCTATTCAAACTTGCACCTCTTGCAACAGGAGCTTCAGAGCTTGTTAAGATTCTTATGTTGTACACAGAACCATACTCACTAGGAAGCGCTGAGCTGTTATTTGGATAATTCCAGGTAGAAATAAATCCACTACCAGCTAAAGCATCAAAATCTGATTGCAGCTCTGTTGAGGACAGCATAAAATATGATGACCTTACAGGACCTGTACCAAATTTTAAATCCCCTTCGATACCGCTCATAAATTTAAAAGCGTTATTTGTATCGAGAGTTGTTGCTACTAAACTAAAATCAGACACACCTAAATTAGTAGGATTGTCCGTATTGCTTCCGCCTCCTGCATTCAATTCTGATGCAGCAGAGACGATATAATCACGAAGAATTAACATTCTGTTACTTTAAGAGCTACATTTCCATTTTTTTAATGCTAAAGCTTTTCGAGTAGGTCTTCCTTTATCATCTTTCATAGGACCCTCTACACCAGACATCCTTGCACAAAAAGATTTTTTTCTTTTACCAGCTTCTGAATCAGGCTTTACTTTTTGAGTAACTGGAGCTTTTAAGTTTGCACCTTCAGTTCTTTTAAAAAATTTTCTGCCTTTTTCGTTTAATCCACCGGTAGGGGACTGATACTCTTTCTTTACCATTTGTTTGCTCTCTATTGACCAATCATATAATTGGCGGGTTATCATTTCTGTAACCTCACTCTCTTTCGTCAGAGTGCTCGGACTGTCGTATAGTCATTTCTGACTCCGGATCGCTCAGTCTCTCACGGTCCCTTACGGGTTCCGCCTTGTCGCCATAGCTTTTGCCTTAGGCTTCCAAGTCAATCAGATCCAGTTTATCGAGGACTTAATTATCGTCAATCCTCGGCTTGGCGCATTGCCACGGCTAACCTTTCGGATACCCATGCTAACACCATTTTGCGCCATGCTAAGAGGGCGTGTTATTTTGTACCCTCTTGGTCTTGAAGTATTCATTCTGTTACCCCGCATTTTTGCGTGAATTGGTCATTTCTGCCAATTTCTGCGATTTTATATATAGTCGCAGATCAGACTATCGCTTCACCTTTCGGTGTCCACTCGCCTTAGTCGTTCAGGCTGTACATTTAATCATTAATCTTGTAGAATTACATACACATCTAACAAGGGAGTTAAGATGACTAGAAGTAAATATACAAGAATTGAATATGAATCTACAAAATTGGCCTATCTTGCTGGAATTATTGATGGTGAAGGAACACTTTTCATAGGAAATTACGGAACCAAGGATAAAATCCGAGGAACGGGATTCTTTCAAACAATAATGGCGGTTACAACTACCGATGTTGTTCTCATAAATTGGCTTTATGAAAATTTTGGTGGCTGGAAATCCGAATACACTCCAAAACAGAGAGCTAAAAATTGCAAAGGACCTGTTCACAGCTGGAAATGTACCGGAGATAGACTTACTCATTTGTGTGAATTGATTCTTCCTTTTCTTATTATCAAAAAAGATCAAGCTACCATTCTTTTGGAAATGAGAAAAACTTACTTTAATTCCGAATATCAAATCGGAAAACAAGGAGTTCAACACATTCCTGATGATGTTATCGCTAGAAGATTGGAACTTATGGATCAACTCAAAAAACTTCATTGTAGAAACCATACTTTTAATAATTAAACACTTGCCCCTTGTTGCCCTCAATGAGGGGTTCCAAGTCAATTAGAGCAGATTTTAAACAGGCAATATCTTCAAAATTTTTACCTGTTCGTTGATAACACAGCCAGTCAATTCGTTATCAACTTATTCGGCACTGGCTAACTTAAGCAGCTAAGCGTAAGTTATTTAGACCGAAAAACGCCATTTGAGCATCAATGATGTCTCTCTGTGGCACTTGAGCTGGTGGATCAATACCCTATCTATTACTTTCGGACCACCAATCCTACTGACCATTTCTGGAGGGATTCCCTCTTCGGAGATTCCTCACGGTCTTTCTTTCCATACACCGTGTCTAGACTATTGCATGCTCTTTCGAGCCCATCGCGCTTAGTCGTTCAGCCTAGCATTATCCTTGGCCCTCGTCACCTTGTCAGGCTTCCGAGTCAATCAGCGACAGTTTTATAACTCCAGTTTATTTAGAGTTACCAAGTTGTACAGTTGGAGGTACTAAAGCTCTTGGTCGCATAAAGCGGCAAGTAGTTCCCCCGTTTGCTGGCATTGACACCTTGTCACATACCAAAATATAATTCATACTTGGAGTTGGAACATATAACATTGCAGGCGCTAAGCTCTGAAGTATCATAGGACCAAGTTGCCCCGTAGTTGTAATAGACATTATTTTAACTCCTTGAAAAGGAATTTATATTATGATTAGCGATTCCGTGGACGAAGACGTTTTACGTCCGTTTATCGACAAATCTAATGAGGTAGCGATTTCCTCTACGCTGACATCCGTAACGCAGGATTGGCGTATTTTTATAGTATTTAAAATTTTTATTTAATTAAATTAAAATCTCAATCTTCATCTTCAACCGATGGTTCCGGACGCCTATAAACATACATCCAATGAGTTACATTATGAACCTGACCTAATGGCACATGTTTGTGAATTTCACCGCTGAAAAAGACGCCTCTGTAATAGATTTTAGTATGAATCATACCATTGTGATAAACATAAACTGGAACTCTTTCATGAGGCATCCTATCTTTTACAGATATCCAATCCATTGTTCACCATAAAAAATTGGGGAAACGGCCGGCGAAGCAACCTATGCAGACATTTTAAGCCTGTCCCCAACAAATAAAACTACAATCTCATATTTTTTTTCAATTGTTGCAATTTTTCATAAGCATTTTTTTGACCTGAATCACTAAAATCACCAACTTGAGAATAAGGAGAATTTGATAGATTGCTTGGTTGATAATAAGGGCTACGACGATTAGAGTTTATTTTTTCTTGAATAGAAGGTTCTTTAACTTGAGGTCTGTCAATTCCTAAAGTTTTAATATTTTCATAAACTAATTGTTGTCTCTCAAAACCTTCAGGCATATTTAAAATAGTTTTAGCAAGTTTTGGGTAATTGTCAGCAAATTTTTGAACTAAATCAGAATTCATTACATTTGTAAAATCAGGATTTTGCTCCAAATAAGAATTGACTCTTTCACGTGCTAAAGCTTCTTGAACAGCATTCTGAACCTCTTTGCTTGTCTGTTGCTTTGTTTGCTCTCCAAACTGATTTAAAACCTTTTTAAGCTTTTTAGTATCCACATAAGGTTCGTCATCATCTTCTTCAATAGGCGCAGAAGAAATAGACATTTTTTCTAATAAAGCAGCTTTTTCTTCAGCAGCAATACGAGCCTGACGCTCTTGTTCAACTTGTTTTCTTAACTGAGCAAAGTTGTATTCTTTTTGAGATTGTGGTTCATTTTGAACATTAGTTGCCATAGTAGGCTCTGACATATTTTACCTTTCACCGTGACGCAGGCGTGCGAATAAAGTTAAAAAATATATTACTTTATAATATAAAGTTTAATTGATAGCATTAAAATTTTTATTACAAGGTAAATATGAAAGTAGATTTTTTTGAAACCCATGACAGACTCCTACATTTTAAATCTGATTGGGACGTAATTTCTCAAGGTGTTCAAGATTGCATAGACAATGTTCCCGAAGAAATTAAAATGCCCTTTTATGTGTTTGGACACTCTAGACAAATAGGTATGGATGAAAGATTTAATTTATTTTTTCAAGGTCATTGGCAAGAAATGAAAGATGTGCCCTCTGAAAGAATTATTTGGATGCCAAGAATTACAAAACCTTTAGCCGAACCAAACTCTTATCTTTTTAAAGCTAAAAAAGGAACTGATCTTGTCGATATAGAATGGATTTTGCCAAAAAAAGAACTTTGGGATCAATACGAGCCAGGCAAAATGACCCACAATGAAGTAATATGGACAAGTATACAAAATTATAAGCATGCAAGAGCTGAAATGGAATACGATGACAACAACTTAAGTTTAGAAAAAATAAATGAATTTAAAAGAATCATCAGATCTGTTGCTATTTTTAATCAAAAAAATAAAAACTTAAACAGTTTTGATGAAAACGTTTTAAGCTAATTTTTTAGGTGGCTTGCTTAGCTTTTTTTTAGAAAGAACGTTAAAATCCATATAACTTGAATCTACTTTACCTATAGGATTTCGCACTCCAGAACCGTAAAAATCACCCATTCCTTTTTGCTTAGAATCTGTGTGAAACATTTTACTTTTCTTTGATTTTTTCATATTAAATCGTTTGGATTAACACGAAAAGATTTTTGAGGCACAACGCTTTCATTTACAGAACTAGCTTGTTTTTTGCCAACCGGTTGGTTAAAACCAACTCCGTAGTTATCTCCGGCGCTTAGTGTGCCCGACATTGATTGGTCTTTAGATGGTGCAGCAAATGACCAAGGGAAAATACCATTTTTTTTCTCTCTTGGCTCAATAGGATTTTTAAAAGGCTTTTTCATAGATTCCTTTTTAAAGTTAACTGCAACCAAAAAATTTTAATGTCTGTAATTAGATTTTGGTGAGTGTGATTTTACTTTGCCTTGTCCCATTTCTTGAGCGTTTTTAACAGCTTCAGAAGAGTCCTCGTACATGTTTAATTCTCCAGCACCGTTAGCGGAAAATTCATGCTTTATTTTAACACCTTCAGGGAATACAGAACCTTTGCTAGGTCCACCCATCCAGTTTGAATGATCATCTAGTCTTTTTCCACCACTCATGGCAAACCCCTATTTTATTGTTTATTCTTTCATTATAACAGTGTGGCCATATTGTTCAAGAAATTACTTTAAATCATTTGATCAGACGTCTCTGGACCAATTTGTTGAGGAGCTTCTGCTTGTTGTTGTCCGCTTCCCAAATTGCCCATAAGTTCTGTCAAGAATTTGTTTGATTCAGAAGATTGTTTGGCTTGCATTCTTTCCTGATTTTCCCTGATATCTTCTTGGTAATTATAAGACTCAATATTAGAAGCCTTAAGAGCTGTTTCTAATTCTCCATATTTTGCAATTGTGTCCATTAAAGATTGAATTGATTCCATCTTAGCTTTGACACTAAGTGATTGGTTTTTAGAAACTTCACTCAAACGTTCTTCTAGTAAACCTATGTTACTTTCTGCCCGTCCTTGCTTCTCACGTGCTTGGGCAAGATTTGATACGGCCTTACTCATCATTTCTTTCAATTTTGCTTCTTCAAAAGCATGCTGTATATTTTGAGCTTCGCCTTGAGCTGCCGCTGCTTGCTGTTCTTGTTGCTGTAGGAATTCTGTAGTTTGAGATTTTTCTGCAAGATTCATTCGAGGAACAATCATGCTTGGAGGGAAGACTTCTCTGCCAAATGCTCGGTTTAAATCCATCATTTGTTGCGCTTGCATGTTTTGTTGTGTCGGAGTCAAAAGACCTTCTTCTACAATAACGTTATACTTTGCAAATATCTTACTGTAAAAATGTTCTGTTGGTTCTTCATTAATTAAAAGACCAACTTTTTCAGCGCTCCAATTATTTAAAACTATATCTAACATTTTGCTGCCAAGTAACTTTAAAGAGTAATCCCACTGGTCAAAATATTTTTGTAACACCATAAGATTTGCAGCCTGCTTTAACATAACAGTTAAAGAAGATGCCTGACTTTGATCTTGTGCAGACCAATTTTCTAAATTTATGCCTGAAGTAGAAAAAATTAAAGATTGAAGTTGATCAGCTAAAGCCATATCACTTTCAGGAACGGATGAAGGAATTATTTTTTGAATGTCGGTCATTTCGTAACCTTCATTTAAAATTAAATCCCAACCTTGACCTGATTTTTTCAAATTATCTTCATTTGCAATAGCGCCAATTTTTCTAATCCAGCCAGCGTTAATAGTTGCTTCGCTAATGTCATGATTAATTATTATACGTCTGTTCATTAGATATTGGGTATCGCGCATGGTTCTTACTAAACCTCTGCATCTCAAGTCATAATAATTAATGTGTGGTTCATAGTTCCAAAAAACAGGAATGAAAGGACAAGAATCAAACCCTAATGGATTATCTCCTTGATACATAATTTGATCGTTTAAAACAGTTGCAAGTTTCCATGTTGGCACTTCAACTTCTACAACTTCTAAATCAGGAATAGCATATAAAATAACATCAAGTTGATTTTCTCCACCTGAAAAATCAAAAAACTGATTTTTTTTAGCTGAATAAAGGCGTTTTTTCTTTTTTTTCCATTTATACCAAACATAACTTAAAACCATTAAATCGTTACGGGCCATATTGTAATTTTCAGGCAAAAAATAAAAGCTACCGTATCTTTGGGGAGTCCCTGACATTGGTACAATGCTTTTAACTTTGTCTGGAAATCTTTCTTCAGCTTCTTTTTTGGATATGTATTCTTGAGTCCATATAAATTGTGAGTCCTCAAATGAATAATCTCTAGCATATGGATCACATAAAAACGAATTGTATTCCCATACTTTAAGTTTTAAATCTCCTTGCGCTGGATCAGTTGTATAATCAAGATAAGGTTGCATTAAAACCATACCAGTAATGCAAGATTGCTCACATGCCCTGGAAAATTGTTCATGTATGCCTTGAGTATTACAAACATGAGTCATTAATTTATTGTATTGGTCTGTAGTTCTAGGGTCAGAACCCTCGGTCGGGATGTAAGAAATTTGTTTACGATGTTGCCTTTGGTAACCAGTTATCATATTTACTGGCTGTTGAAGCAAATTAAAATAAAACTGGTTACGACTTTGTCCGGCATTCATACCAAAATACCGATTTACAAAGTCTTGAGCGCCTGCATAAAAAAGCGTGTCGATATTGGATTGATTCCAGCGAGCTTGCTCCACTGGCTGGAATTTACTATAAAGATTGTCTAACCATTGTCTTACGTTCCCTTGATTAGGTTCCAGGGAATTTAACCAAGGTGGCATGTAAAAACTGATAGGAACCTCTCAACTTGATCGATTCCTAAAATATAGCATTAAATATTTTATTCGTACAAAGTTTGTTTTTTAATTAAAATTTGATTTTTTTTTCCATATTTTACTTGGAAACAGAAGCATCATTTATAATATCTACCAAATCTCTAACCGTTCTCATCATTAGAGGCATTTCTGTGTTTATAGAAATCCCTCTTTTTGCGGCTTCTTCCCAAACCTGAGACAATTGAATTAACCTTTCCCTAGCCATATAAGAGATAGCTTTGTTTAGGTTTTCATGGCTATCTCTTGTTGAACGTCTTATGTCTGTTGTTTTTTTTGAATCAAACCTTTCTACTCTTCCATCATGATGAACGTAAACTGGAGTAGTAGGTTTTTGTTTTTTTTTCCACCAACAACAGTTACAAGAGTTTTCCATATCTACGCGTATATCACCAACTTGAGCATTTGTTGAAATTGGAGCAGCCACAAGACCTCCTTTTTACCTGAAAGTATAATAATGAAGTATAACTTGCAAGGAGTGCTTAAATTTAATTTGAAAAACTACTTAAAGGTTTTATCTAAAGGCACTTTCTTTGAAACCCAAAGTCTTGCCAAAATTAACATCATCACCGTAGTATTTAGGTATCTTATGCGTCATCACAGCATAACGAAGTGCGTCGCAATTTTTCACTATAATTCCATTGGCAATCATGTTTCCATTCTTTTTTGTCGCTAAACAATAAACATCTTGTTGTTTGTCCAGTCGTTTTATAGATTTAATTTTTACGCCTACTACTTCCACATTTTTTTCCACAAAACCTTACCTTTAAATATTTATTTCTCATAAACAGAGATCCACATTTTTCACATTTAATTTCAATATCATCTAAGCCTGAATCTCTTCTCCATTTAGATTTACATTTATTAGAACAAAATCTAGTTCTTTTTAAATCTATTTTATCAATTTCAAATTCTTTTTTACATTGATCACATATTGATTTTTCTGGGCTATTTCTTGCAAATGTTTGTTTCGCATGCTTCGAGTGCCACTCTTTTCCTTCTTCGCTTGCGTGCCACGCTTTTGTCAAATGTTGAATTTTACTCATTCTTTCGGCAGCCCATTTTTTTCTTTCAATAGTCATATGCATGGATAAGTGATCTTTTTCAGTTAGTTTTTTCAAATTAGAAATGTCATTATTAGATTTGTTCCCATCAATATGATGAATATGATACCCATCTTCAACAGGACCATAATGATATTCATATACCCATCTATGAGCACGAATTCTTGGATAATCTGTTGAAATCCAATAACCTGTTTCTTTATCTAAATAGAATTTTTTTCCGAAATGTTCCTGGTGCATGTTAGTACTATATCAGATAGTGTCAATTGTTGCAATTCGATATAGCCTCTTTTTGTAAGTATTTGATGATCTCCAGTTGCGACTAGTTTTTTCCCATCTTCCAGCTCAAGTTCATAGACAATTGCATTCTCACGTGTCAATGAAGGATTGTAAGCAATATCTCTTTCGATCATACCCATTTCAACATCATAACTTAACATGGGCAAATCATGAGCAAATTTATCAATTACTCTCATACCAAGAGGTGTCATTATTTCGGTTCCGTAAGCTACACAAGCATGATCATTCTTTTTTAAAGGAGCATCTAGTCCCATTTCAGCTTTACGAGAATCCCACACATAACCTTCGATTTCTCTAATCAAGTTTTTACAGTTATTCATAATGAAAAGATTTCCTTTTTGCATTTCAGAAGACATGTAGCTAATTCCATCAAGAACATCATTATTTGCATCAACAGGTTTTAATCCACGTCTTCGTAATTCCTCTTTAAAAGAAGCTGCGCTAGGATCAACATAAATCCCCCTAACGCCATAAGGCTCAAGAAAATCTTTAATATCATCTGCAAACTCACTATGGGTTTTACCCTTTTTTGTTACCGAAATATCCCAATAATATTCTTTTTCTACCCATCGCATAGGGCCTGATTGTTCATACCTGCCTGTGCTTATTCCTATTATAACGCAAGCAAATGCATTGGTAAATCCCACATCAATTCCAGCAATGAAATATTCTGCTGCTCTGGGGGCAGTTTTAACCACATAGATGTCTCGATCAAAGAAGTCAAATATAGCGCCATCAGCCAAACACCAAATACCAAGATAATTACGTTTATAAAAAAGACCACTAAGAGAGTTGCGGATACGATTTTTATACTCTTCTGGAACATATGGGTTATCATCAAGCGTGTAATGAAGCTCATAATAGTTTGGGTCTCCTTGCTCAGCTTTATCTATCCATGTTTTTAGAATGTGGTTAGGATGAGAGGGGTTCATTGAAGCAAATAACATAGAATAGGGCTTAGAAAGCCTAGTGTCTATCATGTTGATAACAGATTCCGAATAAAGAGTCATTTCATCACAGTAGCACAAAGACATAGTAGACCCTTGAATAGCTCCGATTGCACCATCGTCTTTAACTCCAAGAGTTTTTATTACTTTATCTTTGAACAATAACTCTCTGTCTCCTTTTCTCCACATACAAAAAGGACGCCATACCGAAAAAGGATCGGGAGTTCCTTTTGGAGGTCTTGTTAGTAAAAGCGATATGGCGTTATTAAAAATGGTAGTAGAGGTTTTACCAATCATCCAGATATCAGAATCTGAACAATCATCAACGGCATCCATAAACCTAAAAAGAGTCCCAACAGTCTTACCTGATCGAACAGATCCGTGAGCTAAATTTATTTTCTTATTCGCCTCAAGAATAAACTGTAATTGCTTTGGAGCCAATGGTTGCTGTATCATGCTAGAAATATATCAAAAGGAATGTAAAATGAAAATATTATTAATTTTAGTTTTTGCGCTTTTAGCGTCATGTCATCACAAAGACCCTGAATGCACTTGTTATGAAACTAAATATTACAGAGGCAAATTAAAGCCATGTTTGCCTCATGATAGTGGATTTGATGTTGTAAAGCATGAGTGTGTATACTGCCAATCCAAACACAAAACAAAAATAAATGAGTAAAATGGATTTTGACATACAAAACACTATAGATTGGTTAAATCAGCAAATAAAATATTACGATTGTTACGAAATGACAGAGAGAGATCAATATTGGTTTATGCAAGGAAAAAAAGAGGCATATTCTGATGTTTTGCAGATCATATATTATAAGCTTTCTCCACCATACCCATACCTAGAGGATTAATAACTTATGGAAACTTACTATACTGTAAAACAGTTGGCTAAAAAGAACAAAGAAAGGGGGTCCTGGCCAGACTCTGAGAATGCAATCTGGGCTATTAGACGAGAAATGGAATCAAACGGATTCTCTAATGCTTTTTACAACATTGGTAGAAGAGTGTTAATTCTTGAAAGCGAATGGGAAAAGAGTATGAAAAATCTACTATCAAAAGGTTGTTATGAAAAATAGGGCTAAATGTAAAATATGTGGCGACATCCTGGAATCAATTCACTCGCAAGACTACCAACTTTGCAGATGCGGAGAAATATTTATTGATGGTGGGAAAGCTATGTTATGTGGAGCTAGGAATTGGGACAATTTTTTAAGAATAGATGACGATGGAAAAGAAATTGTTCCTAAAATCATAGAAAAAACAGAAAATCAACAAGTTATAGAAGAACCAAAAGAGTTAAATCCAGATGAAAAAAAACAAATTCTTTTAGACCATCTTAAAGGAATGGTAGACAGTTTTGAAAAACTACCGAGGGTAGCACACACAAGTTTCGTAACGCAAATGGACTTGCATTACGCTTTATTAACAATTTATGAAATAGTGAGGGTTTTATGAAGTCATCTCAATGGTATAGAAGAAACTATGGGGTTATTGTTTTAAGTGGAATATTGTTTGCAACTTTTGTTTTTGCTCACGTTGATTTAATTGATCCTGGTTTGATAGTTGAGCATGTTAAAGAAACTATGGAAAAAGAGGCTAAAGAAAACGGTGAATCATGGACTGATGAAAACGGTGTTCATCACAACGTATAAGCTTTTTGCGTATAGGCTGGCATTTAGAGAATAAACAGCTTATAAATTTTCTAGCTTTTTTGAAAGAGCTTCTCTAGCTGCTTGCAATTGTTCTTTAATCGCCCTGGAGTTAGCAATAGCTTCAGGGTCTATTTCATGCTGCACAGATTCAATGTATCCACGTTTCTTGCCGATTGTTTTGAGTAAAAAGCAGATAGCTCCTAACTCTCTTTCTTTTGTGATTAAATGAGAAAGCGAGGCTTCAGCATCGTCGATTCTCTTTTCTTTACATTCTTCAACAATAGCTTGTAAGAATGGTGAAGCTTTGACACGTTTCGCTATATTAGAACCTGTTTGTCCGATGAGTTCTCCTGCACGATAGAGCAATCCCTCTGCTTTAACTATCGCTTGGGCTATCCTTTCATCAGAAACAGCGTCAATTCTGTTTTTTTTGGGTGGAATCTCTGGATCTGGGTACTGCATATGTCTGATAATATTTTTTATGTCATATATTTTCAATTAATTTTTTTATATTTTAAGCTTTTTGGTCATTTGAAACCATAACTTAAATCATTATGTTTGAAAGGACACTTGTAAGCAAAGGTTGAATTTGCTATATTGATAGCATGAAAGATGACAAAGATGCAGTTTTATTTGTAAGAATGACTACTGACGAAAAAAAGCATATTAAAAAATCTGCCGCAGATTTAAACATGTCTATGACAGATTTTATTAAAAATGCAACAGAAGCGTACATAAACACATGTTCAAACTATATGCACGCTACACTTTTAGAATAATTTTTATAGACAAAATATTTAGCTCGTACTACGCTACGCTTTTCTTTTTTACCGAATTTTTTCTTTTGATTCAGCTGAAGCTGGAAGCACACCGTTAAGAGAAGCTAAAAAGGAAGCTCTTCAGGTACATTTTTATCTTCATTCTTTACATAAGAAAAACCATCTACACAAAAATCAGGGTGTTTTTTAATAGCGTAAATACAATCTGAAACAAAGCTTTTTGCTTTAGCAGGATCTATAAAAGTAAAATATGGAAAGTATTTTTTTTCATTATTTTCTTCATATGTTCTGCTAGGCCATCCTATCCATTCAGCATTAGTAGAGGTTTTTCTAAAAAAAGAACAGTCTCTTATTTCTATATTCCAATCAGGGAATCTTAACGTGGCAAATCCTAATAGATAGCCTTTGTTTAAAGGCTTAAACTTTACACACTCTATTTTCATGCTTTCTCTTTTTTTGCTTCACTTAAGGCAATTGCTAACATTTGTTTTTTATTTTTTACAATAGGGCCTTTTTTTGACCCTGAATGTAATTTCCCTGCGTATCCCTCTTTCATAACCTTAGAAACTTTTTTTTCTTTAG